TTACAGGCGTGGCGTTGGATCGCCGATCGGCATCCAGCGCCACGCCAAGACGTAGTTAAGCGTGGTCGGGTCAAGGCGCCAGGGCTCCGACCAGCCCAGCGCCGCGGCAACGGCCTCCGAGCAGAACCAGCGCTTTCCGTCCGCACGGTTGCGTGTACGCAGGACCATGCCGACCAAGCCCAGGATGTCGTAGCCCTCGCCGTCATGCCGTCGGAACCACTCTTCGGCCTGGCGGACGGTATCCAGCGATACTGGCACATCGACCACCACCCACGCCGGGCCGGAAAGGTCGATAGCCTTCATCCGAACGCCGCCGTCCACCCACGATGACGACGCGCAGACGTGCGTGCCATTCGGGGCCTTCTCGAGCACCAATTCACAGTGGCTGTATGGACCACGCGACCACCACTGGATCAGGCGGTCCAGCCACCGCTTTCGGCCCCTATAGAACGCGATCTGCATGGCGACGTTACCACGTGAGCGATTCGATTGCCTCGAGCGTTTCCGCAGCCTGCAGGTCCGCCTCGAGGCGCTGGCGTTTCCCGATCAGTTCGCCGGCGGCGCCCGAGTAGACCGCGACCTTCGTTTGAACCTCAGCCACCAACTTGGCGAGATCAATACCTCGCGAGGCCGCGATAGCCGAGAGCATCGGGGTTGGGGATGCGGGATTGGCGGCATACTCGGCCGCCTCACGCATCTGCGTGGCCAACAAATTGGCTTCGTCATCCGGCGTACCGGCCTTGGCGGCGGCCATGGCTTTGGAAAACTCGGCGTTGATGCCGGCAAGCCGCGCCACGCGGGCAGCATCGAGTTCTGCAGCCTTGACTACCGTTTCCGGCACGCCGGCGGCGACCAGTGCTTCGCGGGTCCAGTTGACGAGGTTTTTTCCGTCGTATGTGAGGGTCAGCATGTAGAACCTGTTCGGATAGTTGTATTGGGAACTGCGGGCGAAACGACGCTATCGGCTTACAGAACCAGGTTCGATTCGACGTTGCGCGGCACCGGCACGGCGTTGGTGTCCTTGACCATACCGGTGATCAAGGACGCAATCGTTGTTCCGCCCGGTAGTGTCATGTTTGCCGCATACAGGGTGAACGGGTTGGTTTCGGACACGACAAGCATGCCAGCGCCAGGCGTCGTGATGGATACGATGTACATCCACATGTCCGTGCGCTGGCAGGCGGCCGCAATATGGGCGAGGGGTAGCCCCTGCAGGACAACGTCGCATCCAAACACAGCCACCGTCAGCGTGGCCAAGTCGCATCGGCGCAGCAATCCCAGGAGGAAACCGTTTGCCTTGGCGGCATCGGTCTTGGACGCGGACTCGAGCGTGCAGTTGAGAAACAGTATCGTCCCTCCGAAACCATAGAAGCCATAGTTGGCGTTGAGGCCACCCGTATCGAGGTACCCCTTAGGGCGAATGATTGGCTTCGTGCCTACGGCCTGACGGTCGATGCGGACGATCTTGTTCACAACGTTGATGTCGGCGTCGATCAGGAATACCTGCGCTGGCTTGAGCAGGATTTCTACGCTGCCGCCGCTCGGCGTCAGGTCAACCGCCTTTTTGATCGTTCGCAGTGGTGCCGCGACGGTGCCCGCAGCGGCATCATCGCCGGCGACAGAGTCGACAACGTACGTCCGCTGCATCGATGGTGCGGCCTGAAGCGCTGCAGCGACCGAAGCGTCGATTGCCGCAGCTTTGCCCGTGAAAGTGTTGACGAGATCCTGGGCCGCGGTGGTCAGGCGTGCGATGTCTTCGGACATTCCCATGGTGGCTCCTGATAAATGCTAAGGAAAGTAGTAGGCAAGGCGCCGATTCACTAGCGCCAGCGCGTCACTGAGTGCCTTGTTCTGGTCGCGCAGATCTTGCAGGGACTTGCTTTGCGCCAGGATCACCGACGCCAGACGGGCGGTGACAACGTCTAGGTTCGGAGCGGCTTCCAGCGCGTCCAGGCGCTGGCGAAACCAGATCACGCTGTTGCCGTGCGTCACCGAGCTTTTGCGAAGCGTTTCCAACGACTCGCGCAATGCGACGTCGTTGCTGGCGTTGTTGACGAATGCAAGGGCTAAAGGCGCGATCGCCGTAGCCAGGGCGTCCTCAGTCCATTGGCGGGTGGCCATCGTCACGTTGGGGTCGATGACCAGGCGAATGCTGCTCGCGTTGGCGGTGGCCAGCGTGAGCCGGATGTTCATCTGCTTGTTGCTGCCACTTGGCAACGTAGGCTTGTACGACTCCGGCAGGCTGGCGATCGCATAGGCATCGCCATCGCGATCGATGATGCAAGCCTCACGCACGTAAAAATCGCCCACTTCGTCGGGAATGGCGGCCTCGACAATCAGCTGATCCTTGTTGCTAGGATCGGGCGTCAGACTGTTGATCGGGCCGCGCCACTTTTCCCGAATGAGACCGGGCTGTGTTTCTTGTGGGTCGTACTCGGCCCCGCCGCCGTCGCCAATAGCAATGTGGGTGAGGTCCAACTCGCGGTGCAGCGCTACCAGTTGGTTCAGCTTCTGGCGAGCCGCACGCGTCGTGATGGTGTAGTAGTTTCTGGCCATCAGTGTCGAGGATAGACGTGAATGATTTCGGTCATCGTGGTGGCCATGCCGATGTTCACCACGCCCGCGCTGTGGCTCTCAGGCGGGGACCACGGGCCGACCGTGATGTTTTCCCCGACAACCGTGGCCGCGCCGATGTATAGCGTTCCCTTCGAGTTCGCAACAACGCGCAGACGGTCCAGGTGCGAGCGCAGGTTCTTGTACTGAAGCACCGCCCGTACGGCGCGGTTGTACAGATCTTCGTCGATGCCGCGGTCCGGCACCGTGATATCAACGCGGAAGGTGCCGCGCTGGCCGCCGTAGTTGAACCATTCCTCCAGCGCTGCCGGCAGGCCAAGGATGCGGAAAACCTCCTCAATAGCCCAAGGCGTGCCCCAATACTTGCGTAGCCGGATGCCGTTGCGAACCAGTTCCCGCCTAGCGTCGTCGTCCGGGCACATCTGCCAGGCTTCAGTGCCCAGAACGCCGAACTGTTCGGCAAGGTATGGCAACTGCCAGGCTGGCGCGGTATCGACGATATTCGGCAGCAGCCCGGACAGATCGTGGTGTGCGAGCAGTTTGGCCTCGAGCTGCTCAAGCGCAGTGAAACGCGCGTCGGTGGCCAGCGGCGGCGTCAGAACTGATACGAACTCAGCCATTGGCGGTCCCGACCAAGTTGACTTGCAGCGATGTGCAGTGCGCCCAGACGCTTTCAGGAACCACTATCGTGCCTGCCAGGCTCGGGATCTGGACGTCATAAATACCGGGAACCTTGAACGCCGCCTTGATCTGATATGGCACGATGTCTGCGCCAAGCATCCGCTCGCGGCCGACAGTGTTCTTGTCACCATACAGCCAAAGGTTGATGGCCGTTTTCGCAGCGGCAAGCGTCAAATCGGGGTCCGCTCCAGTCAACAACGTGAGTTCTGCCTTGATGGCGTAGTCGACCTGCTGCACCTCGGGGGTGCTGACAGCGTCTGAGAGTGGGCGACGCTTCTTACCGTTGATGGAAGACAGCACGAGGTCGCGCATGGCCTTTGTCGGCGGGCCGTTCACGGTCAGCACGTAGACCTCCACAACACACGGAACAGGAGACACGGCACGCACATCGCAGATGTCTTGATGCGCCCCCTTAGCAAAAAACTCGTATGCGTCCTGCGGTCCCGCGACGGAAAACCCCGCCGGAGCGTCGATGATGCGATCGCGATAGCGCTCGGAATCCTCGCGCTCTGTACCGTTATCAGTGATCTCGATATTGGTGGCGGTCAGCCCATCGGGATAGGTGCCCGACAGCTCAGAGATCCGGCCCGGCCTGTATCCATTCCCGGCAATGCCAGTCGCCAGGCAGATTGAGCCGACGTCAGCGCTAGCGCCACCCGCGGGGATCGTGACATCAATCTGCGTCTCGAACTCAACCTGGCCATCGTCGCTGCCAATGACGAGGCCGGCCCGGACCAGGAGGTCTTGCGTAACAGGCGCAGGCATGGCCAGGCGCATCGTCGTACGGGCTGGCTGCGCCGGTAGCCGTTGTACGTCGACGAGCTCACCGAGGTAGTCCAATATCGGCTCGTCCGCGAACCGAACCAGGTTCTTCTTGGCGGCGCCTTGCACTTGCTGGCGCAGCAGTGCCTCACGATAGGCGCGATTGTTGATGAAGAGCATCTCAGCCTGCCCCGGATAGAGCGGCTTTTTCGTGAGCGTTTCCCACTCGGTCACCAGTTCCCGCAGGATCACTGCGGGATCGGTCTCAATATAGACCGGCGGAGGAAGCACGACGCGTTCGGTCATGGCGTCCCCCTGCCGAAGTCGAAGGGCACCAGTGTTGTGCCGGCGATGCCATCGGCGAGCCGGTACGGAACGCGCAGGTTCAGGCGGGATCCGTCGATCGTGGACAGGATTCGCTCGACGACGGCCCGGGGCTCCCAACGGCGCAACGCCTCTATCGACTCACGAACCACATGCGGACGTGCGCGCTGTATGGGCCAGTCAAGATACTGGTAGATTCTCGTACCGAAAAGCGGCCGCAGCGGGTCTGAGCCCTTTGGCGTGCGCAGGATGATGCTGAACGCTTGGACGACGTCGTCCACACCCGTGACGGCCTCCCCCAGCGCACCGAGGCGGTGCTGCCAGTGGACATAGCGAATCGGGAGAGTGGCCGCGATCAGACTCATACGGCCATGGTAAAGAGCGCTCCTGCGAGCGCCCATTGAACGGGTTCAAAACAACCGCGTCCGCGCTAAGAATGACGCTGCCATGACAGCCGACCCCAACCTCAGCGGGGGGGCGCACGACGCCTTCACAACTTAGAATTTCCTCGTTGCTGAAAGCGCAACGCAGGTAGAGGAAGTGGTAGAGCAATAAAGTGGCAGGAAAGGCCCATATCTCCCGGATATGGGCCTTTTTCTAGTGCCGATGATGGTTGCTGTTGCCACCGCCATCCATCACCGTACCGCTGACATCCATATTGCCATTCACCCCAATGTCGCCCTCAATGTCGGCCGCCTTGCCGCCGCCGGGCCCAGGCTTTCCGCTCATGCCGCCAAGGTAAGTCAGCCTGCCTTCGACGACAAGGTCTCCCTTACAAACGGTAGTCTTAGCGTCAAGTGTAGCCTCGTCGGTTTGCACCAATACGCCGGTTGGGGCGACAATCAGAACCTTGCCGCCAGCCGGCAACTCAAGGCGGAAGGCATGCTCCGCCCGATCGTACTCGATCATTGCCCCATCTTTGAAGCGCCTGTGCCATTTGTCGCGGCTCGCCACCGGCGGTTGGTCCACTTCCGAGTACAGGGCACCCAGCACCCAGCCTTCGTCGCCGGACAGGTCCAGGAGCACGGCAACCTGTTCGCCGATATCCGGCATCCAGTAGTCCTTGTCGTCCTGCGTCTTGCGCTGCAGGACGTCCAACCAGGGCGATCGCAGATTGCCATACTCCGGCAAGCGCACGCGCACGCGCCCGGCCCGCTCGTCAATATCGGACACTGTCCCGACCTGGCGGGAAACGCCGGTTTCGTTATGGGTATTCGGGCCGCGACTCATGACTGCCTCCGTGCCGGCTTGGTTTGCCTCACCTGGAGGTTCGTGGCGTACCCGGTCTGGCGCGTAATGCGATGGACGGCGGCCCGGATCAGCCACGTGCCGTCGAGCTTACCCATCCCTTCGAGGGTGAAACTTGCGCCGGAGACAAGGCGGGGGTTGCCCCGCAGACTAAGCGATCCTGCCAGTCGATCATCATTGGCTCGGGCCAGAGCCGCTTCGGTCCGGTGCCGTGCCATGTCCGGTGTTCCCGCACGGGTGCGCAGGCGCAATGTGTCAGTGCTGGCCCCCACTCCTTCCGCTTTGTGCCGCCGGCGGATGAGCCGCTTCTTGCGCGGGTCATGGTATCTCGACTCAACCGAGCTGGCGACATCCTTGATCTGGTCCGAGAACTCGTAGTCGCTCAGATCAGCTTCGGTGAGGGTCAGGATACCGGCCTGCTCACGCATGGCGTCAAGCGCATGAAACACCAGCTTTCCGCCGGTGATCTTGAACGCATAGCCATACTCGCGGGCGAGCCGCGCGAGGAACTCCACGTCCCGCTCGTGGTACTGGGTGACGCGGTCGATGCGAATGTCGCGGATCGTGCCGACCAGAGTAAGCTTGCGGCGACGCGCAACGTGCTGCGCAATTTGCTTGAGCGTCATGTTTTCGAACGGCCGAGGCTCCCGGGTGCGATACCCGCCGTTGATGCCGGTGGACAGTGCGCGCACCGACACCGTCGATGGCGGACCACGGAAGCGGATCTCGTCGATCTCGGTGGTGGCCAGAGTGATCATCGGCTCGGCCCGCCGCCCGAGTGAGAGCAGGAGGGCATCCCCCTTCGACGGATACCAGGCTTCGCGCCAGCGTCCGTCCACGTCTTCGACGTCGATATCGAGCTGATCAGACTCACCTTCGATGTTGTCCCGGAATTCGATGCGTGTGACGTATGGATCCAACGCCGCTGTTACGTCCTTGCCGCGCATGACAAGCGCGTACTGGAAGCGCGGGATGGCCTGCTGCAGGCTCTTGGGTTCCTCTACAGCCATGGTGGCAACTCCAGGTCAGGTGTGGCGGTGACGAGGTCAATGATAGGGATGCGCAGCCATACGCCGCCCACGAGCGTTGGGCCAATCGGCACGTGCGGGTTAACGTCGATGATGCGGCCAAAGGCGCTTGCATCGCCGTAGTAGCGCGCAGCGAGTTGGTCCCATCGCTCGCCGTCAATCGTCACATGTTCGATGAATTCGTCGGCCATGGCTTATTGCAAACGTAGCACTGAGGAAAGCGCCATCTTGGCTACGGGCTTGCGCAGTGCCCCCAGCGCGCTGTCCACGCTGCTGACAATACCTGTTGCCGTATCGATTCGACTGACCAGCCCACCAAGGCCACCTGAGCGCACGGCACTCAGTGCTGCGTTCGCGCTGCGAGCTGCGTTGTAGGCCTGCTGTCCAAGCTGCGCGGCATCCTGCAGGTACGGTGCCGCCTGCGTAAGGGTGTCCCCGAGTCCGCTGAGTGCGGGCACCGCTTGCGCGAGAGGCGTCGCCACACTGATCAATTTGCCGATCGCCGTAATCGGACTGCTCTGAACCGCCCTCAATGCATCCAGCGCCGTGCTGGCCATTGCCAGGCCGCCGCGCGCGGCGGACATATAGCTCGCGGCGGCGCTGGACAGGTTGCCTAGGAGGCTGCCCCCTGGAAAACCGCCTGCGCCGCCCGGAATTCCACTGAGTAGCCCACCGAGCCCACCTCCGGACAGTTCGTAGACTGAGCGCACCGGCGCGCGTGGATCACGAACGGCCGCGGGCGTTGGGGCCGGTTCGTCCCCGACGTACTCGAGCAACGACACGGTAAATTCGGCTTCCAGCACATCGCCGTCGGGTAGTGTCACCTTCGGCCGTTCCTCAAGGTCCGTGACGATGAATCGCCCGAGATACTCGCCGTCCGCAAACACCAGCGGCAGAGGCACCTCTTGGCCGACCAACTGGCGCAGTCGCCGCGCCTGGTAGGCGGGATCATCGAAGTACCGATGGAAAGCAAGCTGCAGTTGCAGCTCGTCGAGCTTGCCTGCGACGCGCTCAAGCCGCGGCTTGCGGCTGATCAGCGGATGCTGGGCCCAATCCGCCCCCCGCTTAATGCTGTGCGGCTGCCAGCCAATTGTGTCGAACTCGAGATCGCCGAGCACCGCGAACATCATGCGCCTCCGTAGTCGTAGCTGCGCCGGCCACGATCTGCCATGAGCCGGTCGAAGTGGCGCTCAAACTCGGCAAAGGCCGAGCGCGTCGCCCGATGAACCGCCGCGTCGACAGCTTGCGCATCGGCACCGGCTTCGACAGTGATCTGCGGGGCGTAAGTGATGACCAAGGGCTGGGGCTGGCCACCGCCGCCTGCCGCGGCACCGCCAGCACCACCGGCAGCGGCCGTCACCCATGCTGGCAGGCCATTATTCGCCCATTGCTGGGCTAGGCTCTGCCCGGGCGATGCGGCGGCGACGATCCCTGCTGCGAGCGCGGCGGCCGCATTCGTGGCCATGCCGCTCGATGTGTGGATGCCTAGCGCCGCCCCTTCTGAGACAAACGTACCCAATTCTGCGAATACGCGCGAAGGGGATTGGATGCCTAGGAGACCCTTGAAGCGGCGCTCGATTGCAGTGGCCATGCCGGAGACAGCGCTGTCCACCCACGCGAAGCCCGACTCGATGCCGCGCGCGAGGCCGGCCATGATATCGCTGCCTGCCTGGGAAAAGTCCGGTACCAGGCCTCTGACGTAGGAGACCCCTTCCCGGAACTCCGACTTGGCCGAAACCCACGTTTCTTTGACTTTGCCAATATCGATCTGAGACGCCAGCCAGCCGCCAATTTGCGAACCTCCTGCCGCGCCAAGGAGACCACCGACAACGCCCCCGACAGCGGTGCCGATGCCAGGCACGATGGAGCCGGCCGCCGCCCCTGCAAGCGCGCCGCCTGTTAGGCCTCCCAGGAACCCCCCGGCAGCGGAGCCAAAGCCGCGCTGTCGCTCGCGCGCCGATAGCGTTGGGTCGCTCACGGCACTAAAAGCATCACCCGCAGCCATTGCGAGACCAAGCGGGGCGAGAATCTTGCCGGCACCACGCATCGCCGCCCAGAAGCCCGGGCTATTTCCGAGCAAGGACAAGGCCGAACGCCCAATGCCGCCCATCGCACCAGCCGCACGAGAGAGGCCACGGCCTAGCGAGCCACCTGCGCGACGCAGCCGGCCCCGGCGACCGCTGCGGCCATCAGCGCCACCTCCACCCAGATCCGGCCCACCACCTACGCCCATGTTGACGACGTAGACGCGCTGAATGTCTTTCGCGGCTTTGGCGCCGGTTAGCCAGCCGAGCAGCCCCTTGCCCGCACCGATCGCTGACAGCGCTCCGCCGGCAATCCACTTCGTGGCGATCCGCGCAATGGAGAACGCCATGAGCACGCCCACGGTGGTTCCGATCGCACTCACCAGGCGGGGATATTGATCGCTCATACGAGTAACCCAACCCGTGGCCGACTTCAAGCTGGCGGACAGGTCGACTACCGTCGGCGCAAGCGCTCCGCCCACGCTAATCAGCAGATCGGTTGCAGCAATCGAGAGCGCCTTGAACTTCTCCGAGGTGCCGGCCATACGCTTCTCGAAGTCTTCATCGATCACAGCTTTGCCGGACTTGCCCGTGCCAGTGCGGACCTCCTCGAGAATCTCCGTCAGCTTAGGACGGTTCTGAATCTCGGCAAGGATGTACGACACAGCCTGCATGTCCTGGAACATGGTGCCGAGGCCCGCACGCTGTCCGAGTGCTTCGATCATGCCTCGCCGGCGTTCCATTTCCGCGGCGCGCTCGGTAGGGTCATCTATCTTCGCGACATCGTCGGCGATCTTCTTCATCTCCGCTGCGGCCGCTGGCGCGGCCTTGCGCATCTGGGCCAAGATGATGTCGATGCCGGCGGTAATCGGGTCTTTGCCGGAGGCCGCCTGCTTGCGCAGTTCACCGGTCAGATCGACGTCAAGCTTGCTGAAGTCCTTTTGCGTGTCGACCGACGTCAGCTTGGCGAGGAAGTTCTTGAGGTTGTTGGCACCGGCATCATTGCTGCCCGCCCCCAGCTTCGCAACCTGCAGGCGCGCCGCGAGGCTGACGACAGCCTCGTTTCCCTTGAGGCCGATGCCCTTGGAGTAGGCACCGAGTTCGGGAAGCCATTTCGCCATGTCGCGCAGCTCGAAGGAGCCGAGCTTGCCCGCTTTCGCGGCCTGACTGAATGCCTTCTCCATGTCCGAGACTTCGAACACCTTCTGGAAGCTCACATTCATGCGAGCGAGATCTTCAGGCGAGGCGCGGGTGGCAGTGGATGTCTTTGCAAGCAGCCCAGATTGCCGAGCGGCAACATCGCCTTCCATACCTTCCGCCACCAGCGTCTCAACGGCCTTGGCGACAGCATCGTGATGCTGGTTATAGCGCAGCGCGTTGCCCCGGATATCACGCGCAAGCGATGCCTCCTCTTGAGTGCTCATTTCGCCCGTGATGGCGATGTTCTTGACAGCGTCCTCGTACTTCGCGAACGCTGAAACCGGTTTGAGGAGCGAGTAGCCCACAGCAGCCGTCTCGACGACGCCCGACCTCGCTTCTGCGCGCAACTGTCGACCGCGCTCGATGTCCTGCCGTCCCGACTGGCGTAGCTGCGCCGCGCGTTCCATTTGGGCGAGTGAGCGGCTTGTTCGCTGGATATCGTCCAGACGAAGGCCAAGCCGTCGCGCATTCTCTTCGGCACGCGAAAGGCTCGCACCGACGTTGTCCAGCTCCCGTCGGGCTGCGCGGCTTCGGTTCTCGCTCGCGCCGACCTCCTTGGCAAGGCCCCCGGCGATGCCCTGTGCACGCGTGAGCCCGGCCTGCAGACGCTCCGTCTCCGCTTGCGTCGCCGCTTGGCGTTGCCGGGCCTTGTCAAGTTCCTTGGTAAGGCGCTCGGCCTCGTTCCCAGCGCGGGCGATGCCGAGCCGCAGGTTTCCCATCTCGGCCGCGCCAGCGGCACCGGCACCCTTAGCCAGTGCCAGTTGTAGCCGAAGTGACTCGGCGCGATCGCGTGAAAGCTGCAGCGCCGAAGCGGTATGCGCGATAGTGCTGTCTGTCAGCTTCGCCTGAGCATTGGCGTCGGCAAGCTTGCCGGAGAGCCGGCCCACCGCGCCTTGGGCCGTGGTGAGCTTCTCGCCCATACGCTGGGCAGCCAGGTGCGTCTTCTCTGCGCGGTCCTGCGCCTGGGCAAGCCCATCACGCAGCTTCCCCACCCGATCGATGGCTTGACGCCCAGCGCCAATCGCCGCTACGCTTTTATTGAGGCTTTCTGCGTCTTTACGCAGTCTTCCCAGGGCCTGCGACGCGGCACCAGTGGCCGCCGATATCACCAACCCGACCGTCAGCAACTTGTCCATGACCGAGAAGCTCGTCTTTCAGCTGTTGTTGATCCCGTCCTGCCTGGGCGGGCTGTGGTTCGCTTGGCGATTCGGCGAATCGGAAGCCGGCTTCGCGAGCCTCGTGCTGTCCTGGGCCATGGGCACCATTCTCAGCCTGCTCCCCGTCGCCGTGATGCTATTTGTGTGCGTCTTCCTCTGGTACGGTGTCGCCGGCTTGCGTGAACTCCTTCGGCGCGGCGACTGACATCGATCAGCGCCGCGATCGCGCCTTAACGATCTCGTTTGCCTCCTCGGCAAACTCCCAGTATTCAGACAGTGGCAGGAGCAGAATTTCCGACCACGTCAGCCGCATCAGCCGCATCAGCGCTCGGTCCAGCCGCCGAAGCTGCGCTTCCTCCATAGACCACGCGGCGAAAAAAGCGCGGCAGCTCGTAGCTGTCGCCGATATGCAGGCCGGCCAAATCCTCGATGGCAAGCCCGGCCATCCGGGCGATCAAGAATTCCTCAGCATCGAAATCGTCAGCGCTGTACTGCGCCGCCGCCTTCTGATCGCCGCGAGTGAGTTCACGCAGGCGCAGCGTGTCGCGGGTGGTGCCATCAGCAAGGCGCAGTGGCTGCCGCAGGGAGTATTCGAAACAGGCCAGCACGGTCTTTGTGCCTTCAGCACGCGGCTCGCCATCGAATGCCTGCAGCCGGAACTGGTCGACCAGGTCCTGCGAATCCCGGAACGACAGCAGCGCGATCGCCTCAAGCGGCATTCCGGTCAGGCGATGCAGCAGAAAGTCATCCTGGTCACCTTCCTTCGAGCTGCTCTTGGCAGCCTGGCGACGATCGGCGTGGGTCAGCTGCTGGATCGGGACGCTGCTGAAGATCAGCGTCCCGTGAACGACGGCACGCGCGAGGGTGTGGGTGGTGGCGGACATGACAATCCTGTTGGGAGCGGTGAATGGGGCACGTGATGCGCGCCTTGCGATCTGAGGTGCCGCACCTCAGACTCCGTGCGGCACCGCGGCAGCTGCCGGTCTAGCCGCCAATATTGAGTCGATACTGGGCCAGGGCATCCTGGCCATTGATCTTGAAGATGTTGTTGAAGACGTCGACCTCGAGCTCTTCATTGCCGTCAAAGACCTGGCGTATGTAGTGCACGTTGTACGAAGACGGGAAGTCGGTGCGCTCCTGCTGTTTGAACGTGCTCCCCATGACCTTCTTTGTCAGCACCGTCAGGTAGGTGACGAGCGGGCGTTCGCGCTGGCGACCCGTGCTGTCCCAGTCCTCCACGTTCGAACGGATCTGCACCTGCACCGCGGCAAAAGGGTTGGCGACACGACGCATCGCTTCTTCGAAGTAGGACTTCCACTTGATTTCGGCCTCCATGGCATCGATGCCGGCCGGCAGCTTGATCTTGCCGACCATGCCCAGGCCTTTGTATTCGGACTCGATGACAGAGATCTCTGGGATCTTGACCTCTTCGGCCTGGCCGAGCATGTCCATGCCCTCCAGGTACACATTGGCGTTGACGATCTGACGGACCTTGATCTGGCTCATGTTGCTAGCTCCTTCGCTGTACTTGGCGAGCGTCGCCGATGGTTACGCGGATTTGAGGTTGACCAGGTACTCGCTGGTCAACTCGGACTCATAGGTGAGCCGCTCCATCGGGGGCGGAGGTGTGAAGCGGTAGCTGATCAGCACCTGTCCATTGGCCAACTGCGCCTGCGGATTTCGCTTCGGATTGAACCAGGCGTCGCCGCCGAGCAAGGCGCCTTGGCCGATCTTGATATTGAAGAACGACTTGGTGGTCATGACCAGCGAGTCGATCAGCCCCTGGCTGACAGGATGATCCGAGAACTGCAGGCTGTTGTACCGGATGGCCTCGTCGATCATGTCCTTGGTCCGGCCAACCGCGATGAAGTTGTCGAGCGCGGTACTGGTCGGGAATGCAGCGGAGCGGTTGCCCCAGAGGCGGAAGCCGGTACCGAAGGAATTGAACACGGTCACGACACCCGCTTCGTTGAGCACGTTCACCTCGGATTGTGGATCGTCGATGCGCGCGGTCAGTGGCCGTTCGAGCCCGGTAATGCCAAGGATCTCGGTGTTCGAAGGCGACCACCAGTAGCCGTTGTCGTTATCCTTGCGGCCGATCACGCCGGCTGCGAACTGCGACAAGGGCTGCAGCGCCTCCGCGCGTGCCCACGTATCGTATGCGCGCACATGCGGATAACAAAGGATCGCGCGCCGGCTGGAGGTCTCGAAATGGATGGTGCCTGATGGACCGCGCCCGCCAATTACCTGAGCAACCGTGGCACCGACCGGCGCATCAATGAGCGTGTAGGCACCTACGGCGTTTGCCTGCACCACCTGTTCGGCGGCGACTCCTGCCAGCTGGCAGAAGCCCGGAGCAATCAGCATCTTCGGGAAGTAGCCAAAGAGGTTGTAGCAGTCAGCTGCGAGCTTGAGTCCAGTGCGCTTTCCCGCGGCATCCACGCCACCAATAATGTCCGCCGCGACGGCCGTGTCCAGGCCGTCTTTTGAGACGTTCACCACGATCACGGTGGCATTGCGCTGGTTGAAGATGGCCCGCAGTGCACGCGGGATGGTGTGGTTACCCATGGGCGCGCCATTGGCGGGCAGAAACTGGGCGATGTCGGTTTCCGAGAGCACCAGCGTAGGTGTGTTCACGGGGCCGGCCGGCGCGGTACCGGCAAGCAAGGTCACGGCAGATTTGACTTCGCGCACCGGGCGAGAGCCATTGTCGACATCGATTGTTTCGACGCCGTGCAGGAAATTGGCGGGCATGAGGAGATTCCTTATCTGTTGGGATACGATGCCCGCTGCTTAGCGGCTGCGGACCTTCGTCACCGAGTTGGCTGCCGTGTCACCTGCGGCCTCGGTGGCGCTCTCGGCCGCAATCGGTGCGGCGGAGTCGGCCGTGTTCGACGGCGTCAGGTGCCCCAATGCGACCAGCGTACGGACGTACTCGTTGTCTTCGGGCAGATCGACGTCCTTGCCCGGGAGCAGCGGCACCTCGCGCCGCTTGGGCTCGTCAGCGGTGCCTTCGTTGAGAGTGACGCCCGAGACAGGGCCCTGATAGTTGTAACGCTTAGTCGCCATTGCCGACTTCCTCTTCAAAAGAACCCACCACGGTCAACAGGGGACCGTCATCGGCCTCCTGGTTTTCGACCACCAGCGCGTCGCCCTCGAACTCGATCACGTAGCGCCACAGGCCGCCCTGCTGGCTGACAAACATGTCACGCACGGCCCGCAGCTTCTTGCTATGCGATGGCTTGAAGCCGACCAGTGCGCGCCGTACCAACTCGAGCGCAACCAGGACACCCCTTTCGCCATTCAGCGCACGCCAGACGAGCTGGCAGCCGAAACGCAGAGCGCGTTCCTGAACCACGAGGCCAATTTCGTCACGTTTTCCGTACCGCGAGCCACCGTACTGAACCAGGACAGCACCGACCGGGTGGTTGAGCCGGTAGTCCTCGGGCTTGTCCGGAAAATCCTCGACAAGCACACCCGGCAGGCGCGCACGAAGTCGGGCAATGATGTCGGCCTGCGTCTCGAGCAGCATCAGTACCTGCCCAGCACGTCATCGCTGAACTCGCGACGAGATGCGCGCAGCTGGATCGCGCCGCCGGATGCTGGCGCCGGTTGCGAATCCTTGCCAGGCTCCGCGCCGTCGGCGTCCACGATCCCGATAGAGAGTTTTTCGTCGCGCACCTGGCCGAGGAACATCACCGCATCCTTGTAGGAGCGGACCACCGCCGGTGGCAGGTCATTGGCACCCTCGGGGCGACGCATGTACAGCCAGTGTCTGGCGATCGCGCCCACCCAGTCCTTGAGCTGCTTGGGTACGACCAACAGCGGCAGGCGATAGCGCTGGCGCAGGTATCCGTCAGCGACTTCGGAGGCCGTACTGATGGCCTCGGCGAGACGTGATTCGTTGACGACTGTGCCCGCGTCATCGTCGGTCAGCTGCGCCTGGATGGATGGCGGCACATAGCCATCCAGGTCGGCGCGAGTGAGATAGTCCATGGAACGCCTCCTACGAGCCCGGCCCGGCCGGCGCCGCATTTCCGCGCCGGTCCGGGGTCACTGCTCGCCTCACAGGTGTATCGGGGCGCCGACGCGCTTACTTGGCCACCAGCGTGACCATCGCCTCTGGGAAGAGGTTCAGGTACAGCGGGTTCGCCTGTGCCTCCATGTCCCAACCCTTGCCCATCTTGCGCGGCTCGGCTTTGGAGTAGAACGGCTGGCCAAGCGTATTGACCGTTTCGTTGTAGTTGGCCGGAGCATTGCGGCCAATGAAGACGGAACCGGCGGGAGTGATCGGGAAAACGTGAGCCTTATCAGCATCGACAAACCGCTTTTCGCCGATCTGCAGGTTGTCCTCGACAAACTCAACGTTGCCGTGTTTGAAGCCACTGCGCATGTCGCCGCCGATGCGATCAGCGGCTTCGGCGTAGTGGGCATAGGCCTCCTTCACGGTCGGATGCTCCACCAGGCCATCAAAGAAGTCCGGGCCGCAAATCGCTCGGAAGCCCTTCACCAGTACGCCGCCAAGCTTCTGTTCGGCGTGACGCTTCGCATCGGTAATGAGCTTGCGCACCTTGGTGGTGGCCACGCCGAACGCGAGATCCATCGATTTCTTCTGGACACCGAATTCGTCATACAGGTCATAGATCACCGACCCGTCGGCGTCCAGGATCTGGCCCTTGATCGCGCCCACCCGCTGCCATTCGCGGGTCAATTCCAGGCAGTTCTTCATGCGCTGCAGCTCGTCATTGATCACCTGCGACTGCTGGCGCACTACCGTATCGCTGCCGAACGCCATGAAGTCCTGGATCTCGTCGGGCATCACGGTGCCGGATGTGGGCAGGTGGGTCGTGCGGAAAGTCTTGCGAACGGGCTTTTCTTTGCCCATCGGCTGCGGCTCCCCGCGGCGATCGGTGTCTGGCACCAGGCCCAGACGGCCGTTCTTCACTTCGACCAGGACCTGCGTGGTCCGAATGCCGCGATCGTCGAAAAGGCCCATGTCACCGACCAGGCCGGTGTGCAGTGGCAGCTTGTTGATGGCGGCCGTCAGCTCGGCCAGGCGAAACATGTCTGCGAGATTCATCGAGATCGCTCCAGGTTTTGGGATAGTTGGCGAGGGGCCGCGAGCCGTTCAGGCGGTTGCTGTGGCGAGGCCTGTGCGCGTGACAATCCCACGCGCCTCCAGCGCGGCGATCGCCATGGCCTTGCGTGCTGTGGTGATGCCTGCTGGCCAGACCAAACCATCGGCCAGAACTACGGCGCCGCGGGCCACGACTGGTCCCATCACGTCGCCGGCAGTGGCGTCAGCATCGGCGATCACCACCACAGCAGCGGCGCCAACACCAGCGTCAGTGCTGGCATCGAGCGGCACCACCTTGCCGTTCACGCGCGCGCCGACGGTACCGATCTGGAAAGCGCCGCCCGAGAGCACGGCCGTATCGACGCTCCACGCCGGATTCACCTTCGTGTGCACGACGTCGGAGACAAACTTCGGTTGTGTGTAGGTCTGGGTCTTCATTGCCTGTCCTGATGGTGGGAAAGGAAAGGTGCGCCCGCGTCAGCGAGCGGCACGGGCTTCAGCCTCGGCGACCAGAGGGTGCTTCTCGTCGACGGGCTGATGCCTGCGGCCGGCCGATTCCGAGAAGAGCGCGTCGTCGATCTGCAGGCGGGCGCGCAGCGAGGCTTTATAGGCATCGACTGGCGACTGCTTGTCGTCGCCTTCGCCAAACTCGGCACCATCGCTGGTGCGCGCCAGGTGGTTCAGCATCTGCAGGGTGCCTTCCTTGTCGCGTGGCAGCAGGCGACGATCGGAGATCAGCGACTCACAGAACGCCGCGTGGTCGGCCTGCAGGCGCAAATCCTTGTCATCCGCGATTGACTTCTTGAGCGTCGCGTTTTCAGCGGTCAGCTTGGCGTTCTGCTCCTGGAGAGCACGGATTTCGGCTTCGGTCATGGGGTCCTCAGAGAAGATTGGTTGTGGCGCGTCGTCAATCTCGTGGTCTCGTTGACGGCGCAGCTCGTCTGCAGAAGTGACGATCGCCTCGATGCGCCAGGTTGGAAGGACGGCCTCAGCCGCCTCCACGCCCTTGTCGGCGATGATCTGTTCACGCAAGCCGCGCAATAGCCCTGCGACCATGTCGAAGGTGTAGGCGGTGGTACCAAGCGCCGCCGACTCGGAAAACTCGAAGTAGTCCTCGTGGGTGGCGTCGTCCTCGGCAAACTGAGGCGCGTCCAGGCCCTTGACCGAGGGCGGCACCGCGCCCACAAAACCCAGATGCCGCAGGTGGAGCTTTCCGGGAGTCGGATTGCGCGGATGGGTGCGGCCATACAGAGCGGCGGAAACCCCGAGCAGGCGATGCTCGCGCACGTCGTCCACCAGCTCCGGGACCGGCGTCACCTCGGCGAACAGGTGGCCGTTCTCGGCGACCGCTGCCTGGATGACGCCATAGGACGGTTTGTCGTGTTCCGGATGACCCTTGACGAGCGGCGCGCGATGCAGCGCCGGGTCATACGATTCGGCCAGCTCAGCAATGTCGGCGGCACTCAGCTCGACGACCCGACCGCGAGCGTCGACGTGACGACCGGCACGGAGGGCATGAACGCGATAGGTTTGTTTGGTAGCCATAGCCGCATCTTGTGCGGTGGGCTCACACGTGTCATTTGAACGGGTTCAAAACCGTCATTGAGGTACTGCCTGGGCAGCGACAGCGAATGCGTCTGTGGGATGGGATTCGATTGGCCGCGTAAAGCGTTTATAAATCCCGCCAATGCTTGCACCGAAAGAAGTTGCTACATCGGCCGCAGCGGGGCCGTCCCGGGCGACAGCGACGCTGTCTTCAGATGGAGCGCATGAGCCAGGTCAGGGTCAGGTCCAGGAGCGCGTCTTCCGCCTCCGGCAGCAACCCGTCCTCAGTGAATGGCAAATACGGTCGAGCGAGGATATGCACGCTGTGGCCGCGCCCGGCGTTGCCACCCAGCTGCTGGATGGCGGCGTAGTTCTTCGCCTCTTCATTGTACGGTACGCCCACCGCCGCATAGTCTGTGCCGTGTCCTGTCACCACGCTGCGGGCCAGGTGCCCCGATTCCTGCAGGATCTTGCCAGCGCCCTTGGGCGATCGCGCGAGTCGTGCGGCCTTCGTCGACTCCGCCCACGGCGCCCAGTCTCCATGGCCTTCCGTCTCGAAGTTCTCCTCGGTGAGCGACAACAACTCGACCGCAAGCTTGGGCGTGAGCGTATGAAGCAGCCCGATGTTCGCGAGCCGATTCATGGCCGCGTCGAGATCGGCGGTGTTCAGGCGAAATTCGATCATTGCCAGGTCTGTTTCGCCAGATCGGCAATCGGGCCGCGCCAGCGTCCGGCATCGGGCTCCCACGCCGCGCGGCCGGGGTTGAAGGAAAAGCCGGGGTCCGTCTGAACCACGATGCGCTTGCCCGTCTTCGAGTCGACAGTTCGGAACGCAGTCACTGCAACCTTGTCGCCGCTCGGCAGTTCGATCTTCTTCACCCGGATGGGCTCAGAGCCGGACTGGCGGGCCCTCAAGTCCATGCGAGCCAGTGTCGCCTCAGAGACTGGGCGTACGCGACAGCGGCAGTTCCAGCCCAATGGCGGATAGAAGGTCGCCCAGAACGGATCGTCGAAGCGGTACACGCGCCCATTGAGCGCGCGATGCGATGGCCGCGTGCGCCCATCCATCACCGCCACGTACTGCCAATAGGGATGCGTGTCGGTGGCCTCCATCATGGCCTTGTAGCGCCCAGCCATATAGGCGGACTGCATGTTCGTCTGATAGATGGTCCACAGCCGGCGCGGGCTACCGAGCTGCACGCTCGTGATCTCCCCCGTATCGGCGTCGAGAACTTCCTTGCGGCCCCACCAGCCTTTGCGTTTCAAGATGGGCTCAAGTTGGTCGACGAACTGGACGTATGGCTGGGCATCCCGAATGGCGGTGTCCAGAGCGTCATGGATATCCTGCAGGATATCGAGCTGCATCACCTTGGCCACCGTGAACGCATGTGCATGCGCTTCGTTCAACACCTCCTGCCAGTTCCATGTGATGGCGAACCCTTTGCGCTGAAAATATGCGATCACATCCTTCGGCTCAAGGCCGAACACCGCTCGGACGTCAGCAGCCGTAATGCTCTGCGGGTCAGCTTGCTCACTCATGCCGTGAGCTCGGTCTGCACGCTGAGCCGGCCGACGACATCAGCGACGAACAGCAGCTGCGCGAGGGACTGCTGCAGGAGCGCCGTATCGATGTCGGGCAGCAGGCGGACCAGCATGGCCTGCGCGGTCTTGGCGTCGGCACCTGCGCGCAGGGCGTCCAGGACAGGCTTGAGCATCGCAACGCTGACGCCCGGCATCGTCTGCGCCGCGAGCTGCTCGAGGACCATGTCCAGGCCATCCTGCTCCTCGTATGACAGGGCACTTTCTGCAAACGTCGGATCCGCAGGCAGGCGATCGGACGACGGTGCCGTCATCCGCGCTGCGTCCAGGTCGCCTGCCTCCAGGCCGAAAGCCCGCTCGAAGTAGCGCGGCGTGAAGTGGGCGCCGGCGGCTCGCATGTCCCGGGAACGCTTCGCCTGGCGATCGCGCGTCGCGTCCTTGTCTTCCGGCTCCCAGATCTGGTAGACCGGCACATTCTCCTCGGGAATATCGTGGTTGAGCGCGCAGTAGTACCTGACCAGGGAATTGATTGCTGCCGCGGCAATTTCCGCGTCGCCATCCCGAATATCGTCCGCCACCTCGAGGCCCGCGGTAGCGCTGGCGCGATTGCTGTTCGCCTCCGTGGTCTGATTCGTTCCAGTCAGGGCGATCGAGATCTCCGAACGGCAGAACAGCAGCAGTCGCTCGTACAACTCGGCGTTGCCGGATCCACTCTTGACCTCTTTCAGATCGACCGATGCATCGTCCGGGATCACCGCCACAGCGTCCTGGACCATCTGCTCGAGCTTGTCGAGCAGATCGTCGGCATCGTGGCCGGTGCCCCTGCCACGCGGTAGCTTGCCGACAACCATCGGCATGCCGTATTTCTCGGTGAACTTGACCCAGAATTTGAGGCCGCCTCGTTTGAAAGCGACCGGCCAGAAGCACATGGCCAGGTCCGCTTCGCCGTAGGGATTCTCGTAGCTGGCATCCTGCGTGGCCAGAATGAACTTGTAGGGTGGCAGTTGCTCGCCGGTCGGCGCGCTGGGCGTCAGCAGAACGAGCCGGCCGGCTTGGTCAAAGGCAAACCACTCGGGTGGCTTGGCCGTAACGGCCTTGGGCATATAGCGCCCGGCCTCGATCGCCCACGTGATTTCCATCGGCTGATAGCCGTACAGCGGAGCGGCCAGCGCCTGCCTGATGATCTGGGCCACGTTGACGCTACCCAGCATTGCAGCGACGTCCTTACGAACTCTCGCCGGGCCTTTGAAATCCGGGTCCAGCCCGCGTGCCAGGCGCAGCACCGCTGAGCGACGCCGGCGAACGAGCCCTCCTACCGCGGGATCTTTCGTCAGGTCGCGATACACCTGAATGGACTGGCCGAGCTTGCGCAACACCGTATCGGGGTTGGGGAGGAACCACTGCATCCCCAGGTTCATGCGTTCGCGCGTGGCGATATCGCGTGCCAGCGCGACGCGCGTGTCGGCTTCGGAGAAGCGGACGAAAGTGCCGTTCGGCAAGTACAGCCCGTTGTTCATGGGATGCCCCTTCAGTAACCGCGTGCGATATCGCCGCCACGGCGGGGCCGGCTCGTGACACGCACCGGCCCCTTGTTGAGTTCATAGGAGGCGTAGTTGGCCAGGCAAAGCGCGACGGCCGAGTCGCCATGGCGCTGCTGTTTGTCCTTGCCGGCGGTGCGCCTCACCACCATCGGGATACCCTTGACCTTCTCGATACCGCGCAGATCGTCGCGCACGCCGTCGTGTTTGGGCAGGCCGTCCAGGTTGCCGTCCTCGAGGCCGGCCTTGAGCTTGGGCATCCAGCGCATGTACCAGTCCTGCGACAACTTGATTTCATCGACCCGATTGCGGCCATACCGCTGCATGGCTACCTCGGCCAGATACGCGCCGTTGCCGGTCGCATCAAATGCGGCACCCATCAAATTGGGCAGACGATCCAACAGGAAGAAGACGAGCTGCTTCTGACACTCGAAGGGAATGTTCGCCATCTCGAGCAGGAACGGCAGCCGGCGAACCAGGTCGTTGGCCTGGATTAGTGGTACGCCTGACGAGAGGTCGCCACTGCGCCCGAAGTCCTGGCCGTAGTAGCTGCGAACCGTCGAAGGAATCTTGGCCAGCAGGGGCAGCAGCTGCGCATTGCACCAGTCCGCGATATCGGCCATGCGGATATGCTCAGGCAGCACCACGAACTCGTCGTTACGCGATATCTCCAGGATCGTCGTGTCGGCCGACATGCGCGATTCGATCAGGGCGATGGACAGGTACTTGCCGCCGCCGCGCTTGGGCACGCAATCGAGTTCTTCCTCGGCGTCTTCGCCATAGAAGTCCCGGATCTCCTTGGCCCAGGCACGCTCGCCCTCGATAGTCCACGGGATGCCCTTCTTCAGGCACACACGCTGATACAGGCCTTCGGCCAAAGCCTGAACAAAGGGGATCCGGTGCACGGAATATGGCTTCTTGCCGGCCCGGCATTCCTCGATCAGCTCGGCGAATGGGTTATCCGCGCCGTCGTGCGTGGAGATGATGTGGACCTGGCCGCCCCAGATCAGCAGCGCCATCGCTGCTTTGAGCAGCTCGCCCAGTTGGTCATGGAAAGCCGCTTCGTCGATGATGACGCGGCCTTGCTTGCCGCGCAGGTTCGACGGGCGCGAGGACAGCGCGGTAATGCGGAATCCCGATGCAAAACGAATCACGAACGCCAGGATGGCCTTTCGCTCGTCGCCTTCAACGAAAACCTCTTCCGTCTCCTCAATCTCACCCGCCACCATGCCGTAGGAGCGTGCCCAATCCGCGCAATCCAGGATGAACTCCTGGGCCATGTCCTTGTTATAGCCAACGTACCACGTGTCCATGCCGGCGTCGCTGGCGGCCATGAGCGCCGAATCGGCAGCCTCGGCCCAGGACAGGCCGATACGGCGTGACTTCTCACAGATTTTTACCGGCGCCGTGTCGGCACACCAGCGCTGCTGATAGGGCAACAACACCGCAGGAGCCCGCAGGGCGGCGTCGGCAGCTGCACGTGCCACCGGCTTGGCCGCGGCCGGTGCGGATGTCACGTGCGTCATTGGGCAATACCTAGGATGTGGCGCCGGATGTCGTCGACCGTTTTGGCCGACAGGCCGCCCTGGCGGGCCACCTTTTCCACCGCGTCGGCTGCGGCCTCGGCCTTGGCGCGCACCTGCAGAGCGTGCTGCTTCTGTGCGATTGACGCCTTGGCCAGATCTGCAATGGAGCGCGTGACCTTGGCCAGGTCGACCTTCTGTGGGTCCACCTCCATCTCGAGCATGACCTCGAACAGCTTGCTGCGCGTGAGCATCAGCAAGGCTTCGTTGGTCGCGCCTTCGTCGTCGGGCATCTCGCGCACCACGACCTTCGCCTGTTCCGTTGCGACCTTGAGCGCCCGGATCCGCTCTTCGAAATCCGCTCCGAAGCGCTGCAGTCCGCTCTTGCTGATTTCGTAGCCACGCGCACGCAGCTCGGCGGCCAGCAACTCGTAGCTGCTGAAGTTGTTCTCCAGCAGCGCGCTTTCCAGCCATTCCTTGACGGCCGGAGGCAGGCGGGCGACCTTGGAGCGAGGCGGCATTACCTGTCCCCAGCCCAATACTTCGGCGGGCGCGCGATACCCGGCTGGCATTCGACGGTGTACTCGACAACGTCGACGCCATGACGCGTCAGGCCGGCCATCCACAGCGGGCCGTCCTTACCCTGCAGGGTCGCTAGTTCGCGCTCCGCAAGATAGTCCAGCTCCCGGCGCAGTTCGCGCGTCGACACCTGCAACTTGGTATCCGTCAGCACGGACAACAGCAGGCCCTCGTCGACAGGCTCCGGCCGGCTCACATTGAGCGCCACCAGGATGCGCCAGCGCAAGGTCTCACGCCGGGCTTTTTCCAAGTCGATCATGCCGTCGCTCCCCTGTTGTTGATCGAGTCAATCTTGCCGGCCAGCGCGTCCAGCTTCGCGTGCATGACCGTGTATTCGCGAATCGCGTCTTCGCGCCGCCAGTATTCGCGCGGCAACTCGGCCTTGAGGTTGAGGTGGTCGCGCTCGAGCTGGCGCAGCAACTGCTCGCTCGACTGGATGGTTTGAAGCGTGACTTTGTGGAGTTCGTTGCGCAGTTGGTCCTGGGCCGCGAATCGGTCAGCCATGCGCTTTTCGAACTGGGCGAGCAGCACGCGCCCAAAGGCGCCCATGGCAGCGAGAAAGCTCACCAGCAGGGAGATCAGGTGCCAGAGTTCAAGCTGGATCATCATCGCGGCTTCCTGGCCTCACTGGAGGTTTTGAGTGAGGTGGCGAGAACTTCGTCCTTCTCTTTCGAGCCGCGGCTGCTGCCAAACTCGAACTGGTGTGCATCGCGCAGGCACAGGCCAAAGATCGATGCGATGGTGGACAGCAGCGCTACCACCTCGCCCGACATCTCGTTCCGGTAGAAGAACAGCGCCGCCACGCAGGCCAGCAGGCCCAGCGCATCCAGCACGATCATCAGGTCCGCGCGCACGTTGTGTCGGCCAGACCTGATGAACTCCACGTCACGGGCGCGCGCATCGGCGACATCGGCCAGGTACGCCTTCTCTATGTCCGCCTGTTGCGCGTTGAATGCTTGCTGGAATTCGAGAATCTTGTTGGGGTCTGCCTGGATGGCAGCCAACGCGGCCTCGGGCGTGTCGGTCCCCGTGACCGTCCGGGCGATATCGACGACTTTGCCGGCTACCGCTTCAGCCTTGTCGCTCCCGGTTAGCAGCTTGATGATGCCCGGCGCGAACTGCGCCAGGGCCATGGCGATCGGAATCAGGGGCACGCTACACCCCCACTCGATTGTCCAGCCACCCAAAGACGAAGTCTTCGTTGGCCGGACGCCGCTCCGCAAGCTCGATATACCGCGCACCTTGCAGGCTGTTGAGAGCCTTCAGCAAGACCGGGGCGGCTTTTTCCCCGCGCCTGGCGAAGTAGGCGCACAGGGCATTGATCGACCTCGGACCGACCACACCGTCAGCGATGACGTCCGCGTAGTCGACACCTTGGCGGTTCAGCACATTGAGCGACCGCTGCAGGAAAGTACCGGCGATCGACGTGCCCATATTCACGGCGATGTCGAACATCTTGTCGGAAATCGCTGGGCATAGCTTGGCTACGTCGTCTAGGCGCAGCAGGTCCCAGTAGCGCCGACGATAGATGGCCTTGGCCATATCGACCGGCAACTGCGGCATTGGGCCGGTATAGCCTTCCGCACGCGCCACGGCCTCGGTGATGCCGTAGCGCGTGGCCCCGCCGGTGTCGTTCTTGTGGTTGGAATACCCGCCCTCGATGCCGAGCAGTTTGGCGAAGGCTTGCTCGAAAGCGCTCATCGATTCATTTCCCATAGCTGCGTCTTACCGTAGTGGATCAAGACGCAGAGGGCGCGATGGGCGCTTTGTGCGTCACGCAGCGATGATGGCCGCGCGCGCGCGAGGGGTCATTGGAACCGGTTCAAATGACGGCATGTGTTCGTCGTGGAGAATGGCTAGGATAGTGCGCTCCCAGCCCCTCTGGTGCCAAATTCGCCAGAGAGATCTCAGTGACTGCTGATTGCGAACATCAGACCCGTGCTGTGGCTGGCAGAGGCCGTGTATTCCAGTTTGCCAACGGTTCGCTCGATGGACTTTGGAGTTTCCAGGTTAGCCAATGCGAATCTGGTCATCTCGATCACAGTGCTGCCGTTTTCCTTGGCAGGAGCGTCCGGGTTTACAGCTTTGGTGGCCGCGAGCAAAAACGCTATCGATCTTAGCGTGTGGCTTGCATCCCCGCCTCCCACGATCACCATGAGTTCCCGGATGGATCCATCGACTTTATTGACTGTTCCCACAATCGCAATGCCAGTCCCCAGTGTCCGATCGAAGGCGTCATAGACCTCTCCTTGATCGATATCGAATTCGGCAAGCTTGTAGTCCCCATTGACCTTGGTCATCTCCTTATTGAAGCGCATGCGAAACACCTCCGGTGTGATTCCGAGGCTCTTATAGTCTTTGGGCCCCTTTTTCAGGTCCACGGCAGCAGCGATTGGCTCGGATGCACTGGGGGTTGACTCTGGTAGCGCAGCCGTCTGCGGCAAAGTGGGCGGGCTGGGCGCCTTGGGAACCAAAGCAATCAGAACCACGACCGACAGAATCGAGCCAATTGTTCCCCAGATAATGATCGCCCGCCGGCGTGGTACCGCGCCGCTCACTGGATCCCGGAGATACTTTGGCGAAATGAGACCCGCGATGGTCACGACTGGAAGTGCCATCGCCAGAACCTTGAAGAATCCAACCAAGAAAGACATTGTTAGCACCCCATTCATGTGAGGCCGCTAAGAATGCAGTAGAAAATTGACGATTCTGTTGCGCGAGTTACCTAGATTTCGCCAGTGCCCTAGCGCGATGGCGTACACGATCCTGGTGGACTCACCTCGCCGTTGATTGCACTTTGAATCGCAGGTCCGAATCGGCCGAGAGAAAACCCAAGAACCATGGCGACCAGGATGCAAATGCACAGGTGCCGGCGGTGTCTTGCCCGGGTGTGCTTGAGGCTGCGTTCCGAGGCCGCAGGAGGCAACTGATACACGTCGCCATAAACCAACTGGGCTACGTTCCCACGAATATCGATCTTCCAAACCATCCCCGGAACTCCGACAAAATGCGGCTGACCCTTGTAGGATGCCCGCCGCTGCGCGCCGCTCCCTTCCATCGAACGGTCGCTGAAATATGCCATCGCTCTATACGGAGAAACGGTATCGCCTTCCTCCGATTGGCGTTTAGCTGTCGGTGATTCTCAGTGAGTTTGGTGAAGACATTCTTTCAGCAAGTAAGCAGAAATGGTCACGGCCAGGTCTTGATAGCGGCCGCTCCAGGCTGACGTTCCATGACGGAGGGGCAGTATGCATCCGATTCCGACAGACCGGTGCGTTCTATGCGCGCACCAATGATGGTTGCCGTTGGACCTGCCCACCTTGTGACGGCTCCTGCTACTTCCTTTTCTTCGGCTCGCCGCCAACGAAGAGAGGCTCCGTGTTGACCACGTCGCCGTGGATCACTTGCCCCACGTTCCCGTGGGTCACGAACGTACTGCCGGCTGGTGCTGTGCCGCCAAGCAACGCCCCTTGCACGGCAAGCTTCACTGCCGGTGATGCCTGGCGATAGCGGCTCAGCAATAGGCTCTCCTCGGTACTCAGGTCAGCGGACGACCGCTGGCCTGTCAGCACGTAGTTCACGTCGACACCCAACAGACTGGCAAGCCCCATGAGGCTCGCCAAGGGGACGTTTCCTTTTGCAATCCAGTTGTAGATCGTGTTTCTGGCCACGCCGAGACTAGACGCGACCGCAGACACGCCGCCGACGCGTTCGATTTCCTCGGCAAAGCGCTCCTGATAGTTGCTCATAAATTTGAGCTTCCTTATTGCATTGCTCAAAATATTGAGCAATAATTCACTCACACCGTCCCTCTCCGAACGGCAACTTAGTCGGCACTCTGCCAAGTGCCGGTGCCCCTCTGAAGGAGCAAACATGAAACTACGTACCGCAGACGAAGCTCGTGCAGAGCTTCAGTCCAAAGGTATTTCGATCACCCAGTGGGCGATCGCCAACAAGTTCTCCCCGAACCTGGTGTTCGAGGTCCTGGGTGGCCGCAAGAAATGCGTCCGCGGCCAGGCCCACGAAATCGCTATCAAGCTCGGCCTCAAGGCTGGCGAGATCTGCGTGGATCCCGCCAAGGCTTTGGGTCCAGTCCGCCAGCGCGCCGCTGCCTGAGGTCGCTCGCCATGCACGACCGCTTCGGCTTCCCCATCAACGCCCTCCGGATTGGCGAGTCGTGCGCGCCTCGTCAAGGCAATCGCACAACCAGCTCAAGGTCGGACGCGCCTCGGCATTCAACGCCGGGTTTTGTGGCCAGCGACGCTTGCGCAGAGAAGCCTGCAAGCCGGCAGCATCAAAGCCTTCCTGGGTTTCCAGGGCAGCGACAAGAGTGAGCCAAGCATGAGCCAGTGCATTGACTTGCCCCTCCAGTTGCTGAATGCGTTGGGTGTCGTCCATCAGCCTGTTCCTGTGCGAATTATCTACCGCCAAGCGTACATGGCGCAAATGTCTTGTACCAGCAGCAACGCGGGACTTTGTTTGGAAAACCAAGGTAAACGGAGCTTCCAATGACCCGCCGGAACTGGAAACGCATCCAACCGACGAGCCTGCGCCAGGCGCTGGAACTGTGCAAGGACTTTGCTCGCGAGCGACACAACCGCTCGGTCGAACGCATCGCCGAGCAAATGGGCATCGCCGACCACTGGACCGTCTACAAGTGGCTCCAGACCGGGCGAATCCCCCTGGTGATGGTGCGCCCCTTTGAGGCCGCATGTGGAATCGACTTCGCGACCCGCTGGCTGGCCGCGAGCGGCGGCAAGCTGCTGATCGACATCCCGACGGGCAGATCAGTCCAGGCGACGGACGTCCAGGAACTCCAGTCGCTGCTCAACACCGCCGTCGGCGCCATTCTGGCCTTCGCTGACGGCACCCGCGAGGCGGAGCAGACCCTCGCCGACATCGAGTCAGGCATGGGCGCACTTGCCTGGCATCGCGGAAATATCCACAAACACACACAACCCGATCTCGACCTCATAGGAGCTTGATCATGCTGCTCATGGATCAGGACAGGGCGCATCGCGCCGCTGGCGGTTCGCACACCCTGGAACCGACGAAAGTGGTCCCGATACCGGTCTTCTTTCGCAATTCGCTGATCAGGTCTCTCGATCTTCGGGAGCATGCTGTGTCGTCCTATCGGCAAGCCCTCTCGCGGTGGGATGTAGCAATGGCGCTCGCATCAACCGCCGAAGCCGCGTTGTTGGAGCGGGCGACAGATCCTTGCCTTCAGGCAGTGCGCGGTGGGGAGTTCGACTGCGAGTTGTGCGTGATCGCAATCGTCAACCTGAAAAGGACAAGCGCGCTGCAGCTTGCCGCTTTGGACGGCCTGATGGGAGAGTGGTGATGCACGCCGATCTGCCATCCCCGGCACACATCAAGGCCCGCCGCATTACCGGCGGCGCAATCGTGACAGTGGAGCGCGCCGACGGCCGCTGCCATCGGTACCGCGTGAGCCTGCGCCGATACAACAGGCTGAAAGACACCCTTGTCGTCCACCACGGAACTGGGGGCGGCTGGTTCTTCCGTCACGGCTTCGAATGCAGCCTTCACAGTGTCACCGGCTTCGCAGATGCGCGCCGGTGGGTAGTGAAGCACGACGGTGGTCGCGCAAAGCACTGGCAGGACCGCCGCCATGGTCGCTGACAAGAAGCCCGCCGTCCAGTCGGCCGGGAAAGTCCTGGACGTGCTGGCCGTGTTGCTCGGGCACTTCGCGCACGGTCTCTCGCCGACCGAACTGTCCCGTGCCACGGGCCTCGACCCGAGCGCCATCACCCGTTACGTCGCCACGCTGGAGGAGAAGGGGTTCGCCGAGCGCATCCCTGAGACGAGCCGCATCCGCCCGTCGCACCAACTCGCGCGGCACGCCATCGCGATTCTGCAATCCCTTGACGGCGCCCAGTCGCGCATCGAGGAGTCGCGGCGTCGCCTCAGTTCAAACCTCTAAGGAGAGTCAACGATGGCTCGCAAGCCAACCCAAACCGCACCTGCGGCGGTGATCGTGTCGGAGGCCGACACGCCGAGCCTGCCGGCAGCGGTCGCAGCACAGAACCTGCTGGACCAGCGCACAACGGCCATCGCCGACCAGTTCGGCGATGGGCTGCCGTATGACCGCACTCGCATCGTCTCCGAAACGCGGTTCTACATGGCTCAGTCTGCGGAAGCCATGCTGGAGGCGGGCAAGAGGCTCATTCTCCTAAAGGAAAACGAGGCGCACGGGGAATTCGTGACCATCGTGGAGAGCGCGCTCGGCATTCACGAGCGGGCCGCGCAGCGCATGATGAAGGCCGCTCTCAAGTACCTGTCCCCGGCGCTCCAATCAAAAGCGACAACGTTGTCGGTTTTGGGCAAGGCAAAGCTGTTCGAACTGGTGGCAGAGGACGATGAGGACCTCGCTGAGTTGGCTGATGGCGGAACCGTCGCCGGTCTCAAGTTGGACGACGTAGATCGCATGAGCGTTAGGGAACTGCGTGCTTCGCTCCGCGAATCGCGCGAAAACGCTGATGCCCAAGGTCGACTGCTGTCGGAGAAGAACGAAAAAATCGACGAGCTAGCCGCGAAGCTGAACAAGAAGAAGCCCCGCATCGTCACGCCGGACCCTGACCAGGAGGGCGAGGAACTGCGCAAGGAAGCCAGCGCCTTTGCGTTCGAGGCCGAAGCGGTTGTCCGCGGCAAGATACGCGCCGCCTTCCAGGCGCTCGCCGAACACTCGGACAAGCACGGCGCCGCCCATAGCGCCTTCATGGCGGGCTTGCTTTGCCAGGTCGAGCTTGCCGTGAACGAGCTGCGCTCCGAGTTTGACATACCCGAGGCGCCGTCGGGCGACCCGATGCCCGACTGGCTCAAGTCCGGCGCCACCCGGGAGGACTGACCCATGAGCGCCGTTCTGACCGAACGACTGGTTGGCGTTGCCCAGGCCGCCCGCTGTGCGGGCCACGGCCAGAAGGGTGCCATCTACGACGCGGCATGCAAGGAGCTTGGGCTGTCCCGGGCGACGCTGGCGCGCAAGATCAAAGAGGTCGCCGTGGTAACTCCCCGCAAACGCCGCAGTGACGCTGGCCAGACAGCGCTGGGCCGTGACGAAGCCATGATGATCTCAGCGTTGCTGATGGAATCGGCCCGCAAGAATGCGACCAAGCAGCTCTATTCCGTCATTGATGCCGTCGAAGGCCTGCGGAAGAACGGCATGATCCGTGCCGAGCATGTGGACCCCGACACAGGCGAGGTGCGGCCATTGTCCGAGTCGACCATCAACCGCGCGCTGCGTGGCTACGGTCTTCATCCTGAGCAATTGCTCGCCCCGGCGCCGGTGACTCAGCTCGCAAGCCGCCACCCGAATCATGTGTGGCAGGTCGATGCCAGCCTGTGCGTGCTGTACTACCTGACGCCGGGAGAAGGCCGTGCCCAGGGACTGCGGATCATGGCACACGACCAGTTCTATAAGAACAAGCCGCGCAACCTCGCGCGGATCGCGCAAAACAGGGTATGGAGTTATGAGATCACCGACCACACCAGCGGCTGGATCTATGTCGAGTATGTGCTAGGTGCCGAATCGGGCGAGAACCTCTGCTCCATCCTCATCAACGCGATGCAGGAGCGTGGCGATGCCGACATGATGCACGGCGTGCCCCACATCCTCATGATGGATCCGGGCTCGGCCAACACGTCGGCCATGACACGCAACTTGTGCCGATCCCTCGGCATTCGGCCGATTGTGCATAAGCCAGGCAACGCCCGCGTCACCGGTCAAGTCGAGAACGCGCGAAACATCATCGAGCGCAAGCTCGAGCCCGGTCTGAAGTTCCAGCCGGTGGGAAGTCTCGAAGAGCTTAACGCGCTGGCCCGCAAATGGCGCATGCACTTCAATGCCACGGCGGTACATAGCCGCCACGGCAAGACACGCAGCCACGCCTGGATGACCATTCGGGCCGACCAGCTGATCAAGGCACCCTCGATCGATGTCTGCAGGGAGCTCGCAGTTGCGGAGCCGGTGTGCCGCAAGGTTACGCCGAACCTGCGTGTGTCGTTCAGCGGCCAAGAGTTCGACGTATCCACCATCCCTGACGTGCTCGTGCACGAGAAGCTGCTGATCACCCGCAATCCTTGGCGCGAAGACGCCGCCCAGGTCGTGCTCGTGGGAGAAGACGGCCATGAGGTCTACCACGTGGTGAAGGTCGTGCCTAAGGATGAATACGGGTTCGCGGTCGGCGCGGCATCGATCGGCGACACCTTCCATCGTCATGCCGACACGCCCGCGCAAAAGGCAATCAAGGAGATCGAGCAGCTGGTCACGGGAACCAGTTCAGCGGCCGATGCCGAGGCGGCGCGCAAAGCCAAAGCCCTGCCGTTTGGTGGGCTGTTCGATCCCTACAAGCATATCAACGAGGCGGAGCTCCCGACCTACTTGCCACGCCGAGGTTCCGCGCACGACCTGGTCGCGCCCAAGGTCGAGTTTCCGCCGCTGTCGCTGGTCGATGCCGCACGACAGATCAAGTCTCGCATCGAGGCGATCGGCGTCGCCTGGACATCTGACAACTACCAGCGGCTTGCCCAGCGCTTTCCCAACGGCGTGCCGGCCGATCAGATCGATTCCATCGTGGCGGAGCTTTCACGGCCTGCCGCGCTCGTCCCAACCCCGCTGCGTGCTGTCGGCGGAATGTGAGTGAGGTCCCCCATGCTGAATCTCAAGACGATCCTGCGTGATGCCGGCTGCAAGCAGACGGCGCTCGCCGACCACCTCGGTCTCTCGGCCGCGGCGATCGCACAAATCGTGAACCACGGCGAATGGCCTAAGAGCCTGGACGAAACCGACCTGCAGGAGCGCATCTGCGATTTCCTGACCGCTCGCGGCGTGAGCCATGCCGCGATCGAGACCGCCTTCGATGGTGCCACGGATACCACGGCCCCGTCTTCCGCTGAACTGCAAACACCGGATATCAAAACCGAGGAGGAATCCATGCTGCTCCGCAAGCAGATCCTGTTGCCCGCCACCCGCAAGCACTTCGGCATCTTCCGCGACCCGTTCCAGGACGATATCGAGTCGCATGAGGACATGTATGTCAGCCCCGATATTCGCTACGTGCGAGAGGCAATGCTGGCCACGGCCAAGCACGGTGGCCTGCTGGCCGTCGTCGCAGAATCCGGCGCCGGAAAGACCACGCTGCTGCGCGACCTCGAGGACCGGATCATCCGCGAGCACCACCAGGTCGTTCTGGTGAAGCCCTATGTGCTCGCCATGGAGGATAACGACCAGAAGGGCAAGACGCTGAAGGCGACGCACATCGCCGAGGCGCTGATGGCGTCCGTCGCCCCGCTCGAGAAGGTCAAGAGCAGCCCGGAAGCCCGCTTCGCCCAGCTGCACAAGGCACTCAAGGAAAGCCATGCCGCGGGCTACAAGCACTGCCTGGTCATCGACGAGGCCCATGCCTTGCCCGTCCCCACGCTCAAGCACCTGAAGCGATTCTTCGAACTGGAGATGGGCTTCAAGAAGCTGCTCTCGATCATCCTGATCGGTCAGCCCGAGCTCAAGGTGAAGCTATCGGAGCGCAACCAGGACGTGCGTGAAGTGGTTCAGCGCTGCGAAATGGTCGAGCTGGCTCCTTTGAATGGTCCGCGCCTGGACGAGTACCTGGAGTTCAAGTTCGGGCGTCACAACAAGCCCGTCGCCGAGATCATCGATGCAAGCGGCGTCGACGCACTGCGCGCCCGTCTGACCTTGCGCGCGAATCGCCACGAGCGCACTGAAGACGTATCGCTGCTGCATCCCCTCGCGGTCGGCAACCTCCTGACCGCCGCCATGAACCTGGCCGCTGACCTTGGCGTGCCAACCGTCACCGCCGACGTGATCAGGGGAGTCTGACATGGCAATGGTAATCCAGGGTCCGCCTCTGGCCAATGCAAAGAAGCTGTCGCACGCCGACCTCGTGCGACACGCCCAGTCGCTCGAGGAATACGGATGGCGGGTGTTCGGCGTCCTGCAGCAGCAGGCGGATCTCGCACAAACCGCGCGGGATGTCCTCAGGCAAATCATCGCTGCCCATGAGACAGGCAACGTGCAGCTGATGGTCCAGCTCATTCAGCAGTGCGCGGAAGCGAAGCGCCAGGTCGAACAGGCCCTGCAGCGCGCCCACTAAGGAGAGCCTCATGGCTATGCCCAGGCATTTGAGGGATGACCCGGTCTTTCGCGAACTGCGCGCAGGCATTGGCCGCGTTGTTGCCGAGGTACGGCGCACGCTGTCCCGCATCGAGACGATGCGCGCATTGCGGGCGCTGGATCGCGAGGAAAAGCGCGCATCTCGCGAAATCGATTGGATGCGCAAAGAGCTGGACCACGCCGAGGCGAATCTCGTCGAACTGGAGCAGTGGTATCGCACCCGTCGTAAGGACCTGACCGCCCGCCTGAAGCTTCTGTCGGGAGATGCAGCATGACTGCGCGGCCTTGGTTTCGTTCTCGTGTAGCGCTGTGCCTGGTCATCGGCGTGTGGACGCTAGCGGTGCTGGCCTTCGGATATCACGCCGGGCTCAACGAGCCGCGTGGCTTGCCGTGCTGTAAGGACGCTCAGCCCGCTGGCCAAACTGTGCGCTTCTGGAGGGCAGTATGACCCCGCTAGAGCAGATTCTGGCCTATCTGGCCAAGGTAGGCATGGCGCGCACCAACGCGATCGCGACGCATTGCCAAGTCGCGGCGGAATTGGTCACCGAGCTCCTGCAGCCGCATGTCGATAACGGCGACCTGGTCACCTGTCTGGTCTCGGCGCGGGGTGCGTCAAGTGAACGGGAGTATCGAGTCGCCGAACATACGGTACCCGGGGTATGGGGCGGCCAGAGAGCAAGCAGACAGGTTGCCCGCGTGGTGGGTAAAGGAGATCTGAAGCTCCAGCAGCCCGTGCGACGGCCCAGCACTCTCGTTCTGGAGAAGCACGCGCTTGGATGGCGCGCGGCGCCCCAGGCCCCATCCCTCACGGCGCCATCGCCTCCCAACCCGCCGGCACACCGGCCTGTTGTCTTTCTGCATGAGGGGGCCTTGGTGCTTGTGCGCGCCGACGGTGGTCTCCTCGCCTTCACAGTCACCGAGACGGCACTGGCACGCCGGGCGCTAATCGGTGCGACCGACTCAACCACCACCGAGACCAACCGATGACCATCCCAGACTCACAGGTGAAATCCGATTTCGAGACGGCAGCTTCCACCCCCATCGAATGGCGGCCGGAGCTCCTGCAGCTCGCGATCGGCTATCTCGGCTCCATTTACATTGCCGCCGATGCCAATGATCCCGTGGAGATTCACGAGAGCACTGCCATGGGCATCTCGCTGGTCGTGTTCGCCGCCAGCATCGGCTGGATATCGGAGAGGGCCATGCAGGGCCTGATCTTGTACGCCCACGCTGCTCGCAGCCACGCGCTTGGCCGCTCGGTGCTAGCCAGCGATCGAGCCCATTGCCCTGAACCGCTTCACTGACCCACTGGAGGCATCCATGCAGTCCACACCCGAAGTTATCCCCGCCGGTTTCATGAAGAACGCCCGCGGCCACCTTGTGCCGGAAAAGATGGTCAAGCCCATCGATCGCCAGCGCGACGAGACGGTCCGCGAATTGACCATGCTGGCCAAGATGCTCAGCAACAAGATCGCTGACTTCAAGAAGCGTGTGTACGGCGACGTCCACGCCTTCATGGAAATGTCGGCCGAGCTGTACCAGGCCAAGATCGGCGGTGATGCCGGCAACGTGACGCTGCTCTCCTACGACGGCAACTTCAAGATGCAGCTCCGTAGCGCGGAGAGGATCACGTTCGACGAACGGCTGCAGGCCGCAAAAACCATCATCGACGAACTGCTCACCGAGTGGACGGAAGGTTCCCGGCCAGAGATCCAGACCATCATCCAGGGTGCTTTCGATACCGATAAGGAAGGCAACCTGAACACGGGCCGCATCCTCTCGTTACGCCGTCTGGACATCAAGGACGAACGCTGGGACCGCGCGATGCGGGCCATCAGCGAAAGCATCCAACCCATCGGCACGAAGACCTACGTGCGCTTCTATGAGCGCATCGAAGGCTCAGACGAGTACAGGCCGATTTCCCTCGATATCGCAGCGATTTAGTCCGTACCGGGCGGTTTCCCGGAAAACCTCAACCAGCATAGGAAATATCGATGAACAAGTCTGAATTGATTGACCACGTGGCGAAGCAAACCGGCCTGACCAAGGTAGCCGCCGGCAATGCGGTCGATGCCGTCCTGAGCGGCATCACGCGCAGCATGAAGGAAGGCAATGACGTAGCTCTTGTTGGCTTCGGCACGTTCAGTGTTGGTCAGCGAGACGCGCGCGAAGGGCGCAATCCACAGACCGGCGAGTCCATCACGGTACCCGCCCGCAAGGTGCCGAAGTTCAAGGCCGGTACCGCGCTGAAGGCAGCGGTCAACTGATCACCGGCTCATTCAGCTTCGGCTCATGCCTCGCCGCGCGCGGGGCATCGGCAGGCGCTGTGCCTGATAACCCGAAAGGACCGAACACCATGAAGAAGTCGACCATTGGCCGCCGATTTGCGCTGGCCGTAGCCATCGCCGCGACCCTGGCCGTAGCGGCGTGCGGCCAGAAGACCGCCGAGCAGAAGATTCAGGAGCAGGTGAAGGACAAGGTGCACGCATTGACCGCCGAGGAGCGCCAGCGCGCTCAGATCAACGCCAAGCAGTTCTACGAGAAGGAGTGGAAGACGTCCGCCGGGACAGAGCGCGGCGCCTGGAACGAGTGCCGACCCAGCGACAGCAACTACAACGGCCTGGTCACGTGCACGGGCATGGTTCCCCAGATTGCTGGTGGTTACAAGGAAGTGAAGCGCTATTGCGGATACACCCCCGAGTTGGTGGGTTGCTCGGACGAGGACACGGTGAAGTGATGCTGATCATCAGCGTCCCTGCACTCCTGGTGGCGCTGGCCTTGGCATTTTTGGCCGGTGTCTTTGCGCCATTTTTCTGGCGCCTTGTGGGTCGGCGTGGTTGATCTCCCGCACCACCGACTGAACGAAGCGAAACCGCCGGGAGGCGGTCTGCCAGGCGTGGCGGCCTGGCACTGACGAGCAGCCACAGAGGGAAATATGGATAGGCAGACCCGAATTCTGCGAAATGCCTGCTTGGTGGCTGTCTATCGGGTGTGGTGGCCTGGTACTGATGAGCAGCCAAACAAGGAAGAAAGATGACCCAAAACAGCATTGAGCAGATGGCGATCGCGATCTGCCGGGTGATTTACCCGGAGGCATGGAGCGCCGGCAAGGCGTGGGAAGGATTTCCAGAGACGACGCGGGAAACCATGCATCGCGCCGCACAGGCTGCCGTGTCAGCCGGCAACGCGGGGACGGGGCAAGGGCTGACGGATATGCAGATTTTCGAAGAGTTTGCCCGCACAGATTCGTGGCTAAACACTGTGCGCCATTTCGCATTGCGCCGCCCACTTGGCTCACAAGAAGCCTTTGAGGTATGGGTCAACGAAACGAACCCTAAGCGCTACCGTCCATACAGCCTCACAAAAGGAAATTGCGGCTGGTATTTGAGTGAACTGACGCACGCGGCGTGGGATGTTTGGCAATCGCAGGCGGGGGGGAAGCAGCCTTCCCTCATAGTGACCGCCCCCGGCAGAAGGAATGAAGCCTTCGAAGAAGAATGGGCTAAGACAATCACGGACGGCGCAGAAGTAAAGAATCTGTGCTGCTATTTCTGGATGAAAGCTATGGAAGCTGCGCCAGCGGTAGACGAACCAGTGCCGACCAATCCAAACGTCATGCCAATGCAGGAAGGTCATTTAAATACGATGAATTTCATTGCGGATGCCAGCAACGCAGCGACGGGCGAGCCGGTGGCGGAGTACACGAAAGAATGGGGTGTTAGGTGGCTTGCTATGCAGCCCTATGAACTGCCGACAAATGGGGAGTTAGTCGACGCAAATGGTACTGCCTACTACCGCGTCACATCGCCAGCAGGAATGGTCTGCCTCAGAAGCGAACGAGCCATGACGCCCGGCACAAGGCTCTATTTGCGCAGGCCCACCGCCGCACAGGCCAGCAACGCAGCGACGGGGCAGGGGCTGACGGATGAGCAAATCGACCGTATCCACGATGCCGCCGCCGAAGCCCTTGCGGAGTCGCATGGCTACCACGTGCAGGATGCGCGCTTGGACACTCGCGCCGTGCCGACATGGCGCCATGCATTCGCCCGCGCCCTACTCGCCGCGCCCGCCGCACCAGCGCCGAACGTCGAGTTGCTGGACGCGCTGATTTGTCTACACGCTGTCGCCAGGGTGGACCGCGACAAACAATGCTCGGCCGTAACAAACGCCGCTGCCGTGATCCACCGCTACGAATCGCTTGCGGTCACCCCGGCAGCCACGGCGAGCGAGGCGGGATCGGCGGATAGAGCGATGTTGGATTGGCTCACTGAACGACTGGTGGACACAATCTATCTCGATGACGGCACCATTATCGACGTTGGCACGGGCCGCATCGGGACGCGCGACGCGAAGGTAGCGCCCCACGACCTGCGTGCAGCTATCCGCGCCGCCATGACCGATCAGGCGCAGACGGGAGGTAAATCATGAGTGCCCTCTACTACGCCCCAGCCGAGTCGCTTGGACCAGTTTCCGTGGGTGACACGGCCGAAGTGCTGGATCGAAACGGCGTGGCGCTCGGAAACTATCCCGTAGAGAAGGTCGGTAAGCGCTATGTGAAGACGACATGTGGCCGCCAATGGACCATCGAGCGCGGCGAATTCATCGGCGCTTGGATCGGAAACAAGCCGGTGTCCTACACCTTCCCAACGATTCGCATCGCGCGGAACGATGCTGGTGAAGCATTGTGGAAAAGCGGCAGTCTCGCTGAATTTGGTCGAGACCTAGCGCGCTGTTCCACCCAAGCACCCGCTGTACAGGCGGGGGAGCGCGAAGCGTTTGAGGCATGTATGCGTGCCCGCGGCGAGGACTATCTTTATCGTCGTGACGCTCCAGGATCGGAAAGGCTCGGTCAGTATTGTAGCCACAGGGTGCAGGAAGCATGGGAAATCTGGCAAACCGCCCGCCAGCACCAGAGCGGCAAGGCGGAATCGGTCGACTCGAAACTCGCACGAGAAGCAGCATATCTGACTGTGTGCCTGCGGACTGAATTGGCGCGACTGGACGAAGAAACGCATCGCGCATTGCGTCTGATTGAAAACACTCTTGCCGCCATTCGCACGCGGGAATCCGCCAAGGACTCCTTACAGGTTGGGGTTGGGGATGAGCGCGATGCGTGGGAAATCCGCGAAGACGGAAAGCGCGTGCGCAAGGATCGCTGGCAAGATGGCTTCCGAAGCATCGTGAGTATCGTGCGTGGCCCTCGCGGTAGCTTCGAGATAGAGGACATTATCGAGTTGGTGCGTGCGGTCGTCGGCGATGCAGCTCGGTACCGGTGGCTCACGGACGATCATACCGACCTCGAAATGCGCCAGCGTATTGCCTCCATCTGGGAGTCTATCGGACAACGATCATATTCCAGGACGAGCGCAAACATTGATGCCGCCATGCTCGAGCGGTCCCAAGGTGAAAGCGTGTGATGGGCACGATCCTTAAGTACATCGGTGGAGTTGCGGTACTGCTATGGATGGTCGGTATGTTGGGCCTTGGCCATTTTGCAGTGGTGCTCGGACCGCAGCCCATCAAATGCGAACGGGGCGTGGGGCGATGAGCTCCAGCTTGCGTTATTCGTCAATTCCCTATGGAGGGCATACACATGGCTTCTAAAACGGGCACAGACGAGCGCGGCCGACTGATCCGATTGATCCACGTCGCCAGGCGTGATCTAGAGATGGCAGAAGACACCTATCGAGTGCTCCTGCAGAAAATTGGAGGTCAGGATAGCGCCGCTGCGCTGACAGTTCCAGCCCTGCGCCGCGTGGTGGAGCACCTCAAGCAGTGTGGCTTCAAGGTGCGTTCCACGCCCGCGGGCACGCGGCCGATGGCGGCCGATGAGCAATCCCGCATGATTCGCGGCCTATGGATCGAGCTAGCGAATCTTGGCGTCGTCAAGAACCCGTCGGAGGCGGCGCTGGCCACGTTCGTGAAGCGACAGACCGGCTGCGATGCGCTCCAGTGGCTGACGGTCAAGCAGGCCCAGGCCGTCATCGAACAGCTCAAGAAGTGGCGGAGCCGGTTCCCGCAGCAAGTCGACGGAGGCGGCAATGGCTAAAGGTGAAGGCAAAGATCGCATGTCGCTGGCTCGGCACGAACTGCTGTCCGATATCAGCGCCCACACGTCACAGGTCCTACGTGAGCATGGCATCGACAGCGACGTCGCCGAACAGGCGGGCGACGCGGTAGCCAACCAACTCGCGGAGAACTGGGGGGGGCAGCAGTTTACGTTCCCACGCGACTACTTCTTCCGAATCGCCAAGCGGGATTTGAAGATCTACGAGGAATTCCGGGGCAACAACTATGCCGAGTTGGCCCGGAAGCACCACATGACCGCGCGCGGGCTGTACAAGCTCATTGCGCGGGTTCAGAAGCGACTGGTCGCGGAGCGCCAGGGCGATCTCTTTGGCGGCGAAATCGGCTGAAGGCAAGCCGGCCGCCATTTTCATACCGCGCAATCCTTTTGCGAAGCCGGGCCCAGATCTTCCCGCTTAGAATCGTCTTGACCCGGATTTATCTCGCCACTGTTGTCTGACTTATCTCAGGAATCCTCAAAAAGAGGACAAATGCACTGAACTATAGGCGTGGCAAAAATTTGAGGGCGCAAGAGCGCCCTTTCTTGACTCCGGGTTTCGGAGGACGCCGGCGATGACCGGCAAGCGTTTCCGACAAAGCGCCAGGTCCGGCAAGTTTCAGCCAATACAAGGACCGGCCGACAATGAGACCGTTCGCTTTTGCGCCAACGGCTTCGCCACCACGAAATAAAGAGCGCGCGAACCAGATACGCGTCATATAAAGACAGATCCAATCCAGAACAGAGATAGTGGTAACAAGCGAACGTGTAGTGCCGGGGGATGTTGTGCAACGGGGAACAGATCATGACCGCAGGAGAAATCCGGCGTCCCGCCATCGGGCCCATCAGCGAATCCGCCAAGCCGTCCGCCCACCGTGCGTGGACTGTCCTGGGTGAATCGTCAGCAGGCATCGCGCTGTCAGACTGGCACGAGGATTACGCCATTGCCGAAGTCGCCGCCGTGCTTGCCGATGACCAGGAAATATCGCCGCGCACCCGCGCCGCGGTAGAGGCGCTACTGCACCGGCACCGCCTGCTGGCCGAAGAGCTTTCGCGACAGCGAAAGCTGCTCCAGGAATGGATTCTCAGCCAGCAGACCTACAAGACGCTGTACTTCCAGTACTCCGGCCAGTCGCCCGACGCACCGAACATCGAACTGATGCTCGAAAAGGACATGGTGCGCCGACGAATCCGCGACCAGCTGAGCGCCGGACGCGACGATGTCAGCGTCGTGGAAGAACCCCCACACAGTTTGTCCAGACCGTGA